ATTCCGTCGCTACCGCCGTGAGATAATGGTTCATATCTTCTTCAAGAGCGTTCGCATCCTGATCTTCTTGAAGATTTGCGTTGTTGTTGTCGTCGCGAATCTTTACCGGCCCGTCAGTTGGCAATAATTCGGATCTCGCATTCGCCTGAAACCGCAATACAGCTTCGAGCAGTAACGGATGCCTGACCCGTGACATACCCTCGACTGGAGCGCCGTCCGCCGCCCCTGCCAACCCAGGGACTTCGATCTTGAGGCCGAGGAGCTTGAGCCCTTGCGTTCGGTCTTCAATCCATTCTTGGCGGCTTTGGATGTCTTCTCTGATGCCACGAAGCAGCTCCTCAGATATTCTGGACAGCTCATCGTCCGTGATGTCGTCAACCAGATTGTCAAACCAACCTTGCCGCTTGCGTTCACCTGCTTCACCTAATGGTCGACCGTCAAGGCTAACCGTGACCGATCCGTCGCCATGCTCAATCTTGAGAATAGCGCCGTTCTGATCAATTTGAGGCATATCAATGCCCTCATCGGCCATTTGAACGATGATATCGGCGCCTTCAGGCTGATCGGGATCTTCCGGCGCAGCTTGGCGGATGTTCGGCATAAGGCCTGGCGTTAATGGCATGACGGTCGTCCCAAATCAAAGAAGCCTGAAAATAGCACAATTCAGGCAGGATACAACGGAGCAGGTTCTTTTGTCGGTATTCTCTTAATCTCATCAAGCTCAGATTGCCGTTCAGCAGCCCGTTGAAGCATACCCAAATCACGCAGATGACGCAGCGCCTGACTAACAGTGTCAACCAGATCATCATGCTTTCCTTTCGGAAAAACGCTGACTTGCTGAATAACCATGTCGGCCCACACCTTGTCCGGCGCGTAAATCATGCCTTCGTCGAACAAGTGCTGAACAGAATAAAGGCGAGCCATCTTGTCCAACCGCCCCACAGGCTGAAGCTGAACCGCAAAGTTCTCATGGCTGTAAAGACGGCGAAGCTCTTGGCTAACCGAGATCCCCGCCGCTGTCGATTCAATCAGAAGCTTGTCCGCCTTTCGTAGCTTGCAGGTGGCGGCAACCTTTTTGACCAGTTCGTGGATCGGCAGTTTTTCTTGCCAAGCATCAATCAGCATTACCTTTGGCAGCATTTCGCCATAGGTGCGCTCGATCTGAATCGTCTTACCGTCAGATCCAAATAGCTTGTTGCCTTGGCTGACCGAATCAAAGCTAAAAATCCCCCAAACCGTCAAAGCCGAATAATCGCCCTCCGACTTTTCGGTATAAGCCGTATCAAGCGAGGCCAAGATATAGTCAAACTCAGGGAATTGCGTATCGGTGTCGTCCCATTTGAGCCAAGATTCGTTGCGAATAATACCGCCACCGCGAGGCGCCGGCTCCTGCTGCATCTGCCCAGCAAAAGCATATTCGCCCATAATTTTACGGTCGCGGGTAACGACGTCTTGCGGAAACCGATCAGGGAATAGCAGGTCGCCAACTTCAGTTCTGATGTCGCTATAACCAAGCTTGGTGGGATAATCGCGCAAAGGATCATACAGCATCGGCAACATGATGTGGTCATAGCCAAGTTGACGGTCGAGGATCTCACCGCTGATATCGCCTTGATGGAGCCGCTGCATGACCACAATGATTGAGCTGCGATCAGGGTTGTTGACGCGGGTCGGAACGGCTTCGAGGAACCAATCAACCGTCGTTTGCCGTTGTTGTTCGGAATTGGCGCCTTCGACCGAGTGCGGATCGTCAATAATGACGAAATCGGCACGGGCGCCGGTAATTGCGCCGGCAGACGTTGCTTGCCGCCATCCCGTCGCGGTATTTTCAAATTTGGTCTTTTGGTTCTGATCGGACGTCAATTGAACGTGAGGCCAACGCTCTTGATACCATTCGGACATGATCAAACGCCGCATACGCATATTATCGCGGATGGCCAGATCTTGGCTATGCGAGGCGCAAAGGAAGCGCGTCGACGGCATATTGCACGGCCCCCAAACCCACGCCGGCATAAAGACGCCAATGAGGAGCGATTTCATAAGGCCAGGCGGCACGTTGACCAGCAACCGATTATACGGCTTGCCGTCAACCTCTTGGCCGTCAACCATTGCCTCAAGATGTTCGGAAATGAAATCAATATGCCAACCGTGAACGTAAAGTTGTCCTGGCTCGACTTGATCCCACGCCATTTTGACGAACGTCGCTAACGACGCCTCGCACTCGATCCGGTCGCTGTCCAGCAGCTCTGCGTCGATATCGATCAATTGACCGCCGACGTCAAGGAAAGCCATTATTTGCCGCCCTTGGCCGCAAGAAGAGCCTGGCGAAGCGTTTCACGCTGATCGGGGTCAAGCTCGCGCCAGTCGATCTTTGACGTGGCTTCGGTCTTGATTGCACCACCATCAGCGCCCGTCAATTCAGTTAGCGTCTTGTCGCCATACTTCTTTGGAGCGATTTTGGACGCAGCCCACTTTCGAGCGTCCATTTTGAGCCGTGCAAGGTTTGCGTCGGTCGCAGTGTCAGCAATCGTAACGATTTCAGCAGCATAGCGATCAGCTTGCTCCTCGCGTGCGCGGGCGTATCTGTGAGCAAATTCGGGGTTTTTTTCCAACCACTGATAAACGACACGTTCGACGGGAAAACCATCTTTTCCGCAAAATTGATGCAAAGCGCGACCATTTGCGAGCTCATCGCATATTTTGTCAGCCATTGCTTCGGTATAAGTTGACGGACGACCGACAGGCAGTTTGTCAGCTTCAGCCTTCTTTTTTGTCATGGATTCCCTCATAAATCGCCGAGACGACGTTAATCGCCCCGACGATTAGCACAAATTGCAGTTTAATCAAAGTCAGGCTTATGAGCTGGCGCTAACTTGGCGCTACGCATGGCGGCTTGACCAAGCGGAGTATCGGCAAGCATACCGAGAGCGTGGAGATAAGTGTCCATAATGGCCTGTTCCGCTTGGCGTTCGGCATCGGACTTTTTGCGTGATGCAATGACTTTGCGGAGGATTTTGACATCAAAGCCGGATGATTTTGCTTCGGCATAGACTTCGGTAATGGCTTCAGCAGCCGCCGCTTTTTCCTGTTCCAGATTCTCAATACGTTCGACAATAGCTTGTAATTGATTGTTAGACATAAGTATTTCCTTCGTTTTTATGGCACGATTGCCGCGATGACATTAGCACAAAAATAATTTTAAAAAAGTGCATTTTTTTCTTTTTTATGTGTTGACAATGTGAAGAACCTGCACTATCTTATTTTTGTAAGGTTGATTTGGAAAACAAAAGGAGATTGAGAAATGGCTAAAATAACCATCGCAACCGTTAAAAGTTTCATGAAGAAGAACGAAGGCAATCTTTTTGTAAAGGCAAAATCGGGCTTCGACGGAATGGTTGATTGTGTGATGCCAATTGAAGGATCAAATTTTAAGCAAGCCCAACCTGCTTACAATCCTTGCAAGAACAATTTCGGACTTCAAGGCGTTTGGTTTGTATTTGGTGGCGATTCCTGCACGGCTTACGAAGACGACCAGTTTATCGGTTTCAACGTGTGGAATTGCTGCGGCGAATTTAACATTGCCGTAAGGAAGGCAGCTTAACAGGGGCTTCGGCCCCACCCCCTTTAACCTGATGGAGATTGAAAAATGGCTTACGATTTTATCACCGAAACGCTCGCAGGATACAACGCCCGCGAAGACCGCACCCCTTGCCCGTTTATCTTTTCATCCGACTGCTGGCTTGCCTGGGAAGCTGGGTATGAGATGGCCATGCGCGGCTTTAGCCGCCCCATCAAGGCCCGCAAATCTCGCGGGAATTTGATGGTGCTGCAGACGGCAGCCAACGAAATTAAGATCGGCTTTCAGGGCGCAGATCTCAGCAAGCGCATTATCAACCGCTACTAACCTAGGGGCTTCGGCCCCTAAATTATTTTGCATTTTTTTCACTTTTTTTATTTTACCCTATTGACTATTGCAGAAACTGCACTATATTTAATTTGTAAGGTTGATTTGATTGATAAGGAAATTGAGATGGCAATGAAGATGGAACAATTTGTTGGACGGCCCGCTACCGAAAAGAACGACTGCGCCGTTCGGGCTTTTACTGTTGTGAGCGGTCTGCCTTACATGGAAGTTTGGAAGCTTTTCCTCGAAGCCGGCAGACAACCCCGGAAGGGATCGACCATAGCGGTAATGAATGCCGTGGCCCAGAAGATCGGCTTAGAATACAATCGGTTTAAGACCTACCCAACCCCAACCCTGAAGCAGTTCGAAAAGTTGATCGGCAGCGATCCAGTTGTGGCCGTTAAAAGAGGACACGCTTTCGGTTTCAAAGCCGGCAAGACTTTGGATGTTGGCACACCAATCGGCAGCAGAACGCGGATCTGGTGCTACTACACAAAGACCGCACCAAAGATTGAATACCAATGCAACCCCAAGGGACAATACGTCCTGCCACTTTAAGGAGATCGAGATGAAACCAACAGAAGCAAATAAGATATCCGCCTTAATTAATTCCATCATTGTCTGGGGCGGCATGGCAGAAAAAGCAGTGCAGGTTGACCCCGTCGATATTAAAAAATTTGAACTGGCCGTTAGTCGGTATAACAAAGCAGCCGACGAATTAATCGACATGGGCATCGCAGTTTACAAGTTTTCTTACCCTTATTTGGAGCAAGACAATGCAAAAATTAACGCTTGAAGAAATGGCTTTCGAAGCTCTCGAAATCGCAGCCAACTTTGTTTGTTTAGGATTATTCCTAGCCATGATCCTCGCAGTTGGTGTTGGCATACAGAAGTAGTTGACACTGAGAAAAACCTGCACTAAGAAATAACTGCACAACAACTTATGGAGATTGATAATGTCTAACATCGCATCTTTAGTCGACGCCTACGAAACCGCCAAAGCAGCCCTTGCTGCACAAACCGACATGGTTGAAAAGCTCAAGGAGCAGATCCTTTCAACCAACATGGATATCATGGTCGGCACTAATGTTTACCTTGAGATCAGCCTTCGAGAACGGGCCAAGTTTGATACTAAACTTGCTAAAAAGTTCTTGACGGACGACCAGATCAAGCTCTGCACCGATGGATCTACTGTTTACACCAATATCGCAACCAACCCCTTATCCAAGCTTCAAAAGGCAGCTTGATTTTTACCCAACCCAACGGGAGCCCGCGTGGCTCCCACTTTTTAAAGGTGACTTATGACTAATCTCAACACTCAAATTAACAATAAAAAAGAACACATTATGCAAGAAGCCCGTAAATTAACCGAGCTTTACGTTGAACGGGATAATGCAGACGGCTTCCTTCGCATGGCCCAATTCATGTTGGCCGGCGTAATGGCAACCCTGCACCCTCTTATGGGCCAGCGTATGGCTTACGAAGCTGTTTTAGCCTTGTTGGATGAGATGGGGACCAAAAAACTTCCAGAAGAATTTCAAACAATGGGCATCCAGAAAGATATGCAATGAGCAGCCTTCAAGAATTTATTACCAAATACGAATTGAGCATTGACGATACCGCCATTCTTTTAGGCCGGACAAAACGCACGGTATATAATTGGCTCGATAATACCTACGAAATGCCCGCTTCAGCCCGTTTGCTAATTCGCGCTTTGGATGAAGGAATCATCCCTTTCGATTGGATTATCAAGGAAATTGAAAATGATCGTGCAAATAAATGACGTCAATGCGCATCATCTCGCCTTGACCGTTTTAGCTTTTTTCGCAGGGCTCATGATTGGATATACATTCTGCCTTGGAATGTGCTGGTTAGAAAGAAAACCACAAAAATGATCATACACTTCGCGAACTGATAGAGTAGTTCGCGAAGTGGGCTCAATTTTTCCGAATTAAAATAAAGATCACAGACGGCTTTTATGAGTAGGGTCGCTACATGGGTAGCGGCCCTATTTGTTTTCGGCCTGTACGGCCTTCCCTGTGGCTTTAACCGATATCCAAAGGGTCGAATATATCCCCTATATCGTCATCCAGCCCAAGTTCACTTGTCGTTACGGATTGAAGCGGATCGTTGATATTCGTTCTGACCGCCGTAATTTGGGCGCCTTCAAAAACTTCCTTTGCTTTCACAATTTGCGGGAAGCCGGCAATGAGTCGGCCAATTTCGTCAATTGTGTAC